CGGTCGAGCGCACATTGCCGAACGCATCGAGGTCTGCAACGCCTGTCGTCAGCACGCCGACGCCGATAGCTGGCGGCGTCGTGACCTCGCCAATGCCAGACGCGGCGGCAATTCCCGCAGGCAGCGCACCTGTCGCGTTCCAGCTTGCGGTGCCAACGCCGGTGAGCGGGCTGATCTCGCTGCCAGCCGGTTTTGTGTAGGCGCTTGCAGCGGATGCTTGTTCTAGCTGCACGCCCCAGAGATAAAGCGAACTGCCATCGCCAGCATAGTTCGGGTTCACTTGGTTGGCGGGCATCAACGCGATAGTGTTGGTGACGCTCGCACCGGCAATGGTGATCGTGATCGAACATCGATACCAGCCGCCGCCGACCGCTTCGATATTCCTTGATGTCAGCCCCGACGTGAGGCCCAGCGTTCCGGCGTTGAGATCGAAGACCGAATAGTACGTGCCGCCGCTGAGAGACAGCCTGATGAAGCCGCGCGTGCCAGCCTTGGCGTAGACCGACAACGTGTGCGGCTGACCGGCGACCGTCGGTCGCGACATCGAAACGGCGTGACCGCCAGACGCCACCGCGTCGTCGAAGATTTGATCGGCTGTCAGCGTACTGTTCGGTGCCGTGACAGCATTGGCTGTTACTGTCGCGTTGGTCTTCGACCATGCGGCGTTGTCAAATTCTTCGGAGTTCAGGATCGTGTTGGCTGATACAGGCGCGGTCCACAGCGCCGTCAGCGCGCCGGTGCCGGTCGATCCGGAGATGCCGCCCGGGTTGACGAGCGAGACGCTCTGCGCAGTGAGCGTGCCGGTGCCGTGATGCGTTGCTGCACCAACGCCTGAGACACTCGCTGCACCGCATGTCAGCGTGCCCATGTCGGGGATGACGAGCGTCTCACCCATCCACGACAGGAAGCCAACCGGTGTCGGTAGAGTGAACTCTGCCTTCTCTGTGCGGAGCGTTCCCTTGCTCGCTACTCCGCTCAACTGGGCGAACAGCGCATAGTTTGCGGCGGGGAAGGCCGCTGTCGAATACCCGCCTACACCTGTCGCCGGATTAGCGCTGGCGTTGTTGTTCCAGTTAAGGGCGTTCTTTCGAAACCAGATAAGTTTGGCAGGGACATTCCAAGCGACGCTGTAAATATCTCCGTCTACGAGGGCTGACGGCGATCCAGAAAACGATCCCTGAGAGACGTTATCAACGAGGACATTGCCCATCTGCGAGAGGATGGCGCAGCCGTTGTTGATAATATTTAAGGCGTTGCCAGTTTGCTTGATACCGAAAGCATGATCGGTGACGTAATTGTCCTGCAAGTATTCTGCGTAGTATTTTTCTGCGGCCCCAAGGGGGATCGTTCTGGTCGAGCGAATAGCCTGCGATTGCGTCACACTCGACGTTACGATCTTGTCGCTACCACTGAGCGAGAGCGATGCGTCTTTGTCACTGACGTTCCACGCACCAGCGGTCGGGATGATCTCGCCCATCCACGATTTGAATCCAATCGGTGGAGCGAGCGTGTAATCGGCGACCTCTGTGCGAACGCTAATCGAATCGCCAGAGTTTATTATGACGCCGAGCAACTTGCTGTTCGTTGGCGGCGTGGGGAAGCTGATGCCCCCGACGCCCGTCGCCGGATCGGCTGTCGCACTGTTATTCCACAGCCCGCCGTTTTTCCGAAACCAGACCAGCTTGGCTGAAGTATCCCACGCGCCGCAAGCGACATCACCATTCGCAAAGGTGCCGATGTTTACCCCGGTATCGACGGAGTTAATAAAAATCTTGCCACCGTTCTGAGAGAGGTGGTTGATGTTGAGCGTGGCTGCCAGTGCAGCGGCGTTCGCCAGCGTGGAATCACCATCCGCGAATCCCACCGTCAGCGACGATGTGCCGAGTTCTTTCTTGAACTCGGCGTAGAGTTTTGCCGCTGTCGCCGATGGGTTGCCTTGGGTCGAGCGTAGATATTGGCTGCCGTTTGAAGTGGTCGCTGTCTTGTCGCCGTTCGACAAGGTGACGCCAGTGCTCTTGTCGTTGACGTTCCACGCATCCGCCTGCGCGATATAGCGAGCAACGTGCTGGTTGTATCTCCATGTGCTGCCATCGACGACGAAGTACGGGATGACGATGGAAGAACCGTACTGATAAATTGCTCCGTCTCTTGATAGCGAAGCACGCGATGCCGGGACCGCAGCGACAAGCGACGTGGCGGGCGAATCCCACGTCTGCCCGTAGTTCACGGATTTCGCGACGTTGACAGCGCTGCCCGCCGAGTTGCGGAAGAACACCCAGAAATCAGTGCCGTCGTGCCTTAGCCTTGCAGGCTGCGCCGCGCCTGCCGGAAGTTGTGAGCCGGTGGTGAACGACGGCGCTGCGGCGCTGAGAAAGCGCCCGATGTTGTTGCTGGTGCTGTTGCCGTAGGCGTAAGCGACCCGCGTGTTCGCACCCTCGACCAGCGCGTCCGCTGCATAATCGTAGGTGCTGGTGCCAACCGATCCGCAATCGACCACGGTGCTTAGTGCATTGGCCGCGCTGAGCGTTCGCGATAGCCCCTGTCCGATGGTCTGGTTGAACCAGAACATGTGGACGACATCGCCTGCGCCAAGCACGCTTTCGCGAACCACGAAATCGCCAGCCGTATTCGAATCGCACTGTACAGGAGCGGACCACGTGTTCACCGCAGTTCGCCGCGTGTGATAGACGCGCGCGCGGTAGGTGCCCGATGTCTTGGTCTGCACGCCGTTGTGCAGCACGACCACTTCGCCGTTCGAGCGCACGACCACCGAAGCACTATGCTGCAGCGCGCCCAACTGCCCGGTCGTGATCACGCCGTTCAGGATCGTCTCGGCGTTTCCGGACAATCCGCCGAGCGTCATATCGAGGCTCTGGTAGGCCAAGAACGCATTGCCCGCGTTCGAGTAGCCGTAGACGAAGTGGACGGTGTCGCCTTGCTGATACGCTGACAGCGCCGTGCACGGTACGCCCAAGGGGACCGAAGCCGTGGTTGTCCACCCAGCGGTCGGATCACTCGATTTGATAAACCTGATCGTGGTGCCGTTATCGTCTACGCCCGCAGCGTAGTACATGTCGGTGGACGCACCGTGCATGACGAAGCCGAGATCGCCGCCCGTCTCACCGTTGTCGTTTGAGCCCTCGCCGGGAAACACATCGGTGTTCGAGCCGCCTGCGTTGTAGCCGTAGCCAGCTTGCAGCGAGACCGTCTGCACCCGTATCGCGTAGGTAACGCCCGCCTGAAACGTGAAGCCCGATGGAAACTCGAACCTGATGTAGCTCTTGGCACTCCCCACCGTGGCGGGCGCGACGGTGTCCGATGTGGCGAGGATCGTGCCCGTTGGAGAGAGCGACCGGATCGTGATCAGGATGCCGTAGGTCGGCGCTGGCGTGATGCGCGACAGCCACAGCGAGATCGCAGTGAGCGTAAATCCGGTGGCAGGCGTGAAGGTTTGCCCTGCCCACTGCGAACCGGTGGTGGTGTAGCCGATCTGGAAACTAGCCGTGGTGACAACGCTCTGCGCCAGCGGCGGACCGTTCGATGTCTTGAACGGTCCCACCATCGGGATGCTTGTCGAGAAGCTGGGAACGATGGTCTCTAGGATTCTGAATCCGTAATCGGTGACAGCGGACCCGATATTCCAAGCGGTGCCGTTGTGCGAGTACGAGCGACCGTTCGCATACCCGCTCGCGGTGTTCGATCCGATGCTGATGTAGTTGCCGGAATCGGTTACCGATTCTCGCCTGAGCGCGACCAGATATGTCGTGGACGCTGCAAGCGACAACGGCACGTCGAACACGAATGGCCCGAACAGCGTGGGGTTTCCTGTTACGACCGTGGCAATCGCAAGAGGTCGCGACGTTCGGAGAAGCTCGACCGGCGTCCCGCCCGGCCCGCTCATGCTCCACAGTTCTGCGATGTAATTGTCGGTCGGCGTGCCGCTTCGCATCAACTGAAGCATCACGGCGTTGGTCTCGGTCGCGTAGCCGGGCGTCAGAAATTCCTGACCCGCGCGCGTCGTCGGGTTCACAAGCCCGGCCGCGCCAGTGCCGTTGGTGAACTCGGCAATCGTGCCCATCAGGAATCCCTCGCAGGATCATGTGGCGCGACAACGCAGCGCTTCAGCATCGCGATGCGATCTTCATCGGTCGTCTCTTCGAGCGCGCGCGCAACCCACGTCACCGCGTCTTCGCTTTCGGCGAAGCCGGTGGCGATAGCCACATCCGGTTCTGGGTCAAGCACGATCCACTCGTTCATTTCAGAAGCTCACGTCCTCTGTCGAAGATTGCTTTGGGCATGTCGTTGTTCTTGATCGCGAGCTTGCGCCCGATGCGATCAGAGTTCTTGAAGATCAAGCGGCAATCGAATTGCTTGCACGCATGCGGCGCGCGTTCCCAGATCGTGCAGCCGCTCTCGCTGAGATAGATGCAATCGCCGTTCGCTTGACGGTCGAGGATCATGTACGGCGCTTTGCCGGGCGTGAAGCATGTCGCCGTGATGTACTGCGAAGGGTCGTCGCCCATCTCTGGACGCACCGGCGTCATCAGCCTGCAGCACAGATGACAGGTGCCGCATGGCACGACGTTGCGCGGTTGAGACACTGGCTCTCCTCCGCGCAACTCGCTCGCCATCTCCAACGCTAGGGGGGCCGTTACGCCGGAGCCGCGTAGGTCAGCGAGGTCAGCGACACTTGCTGGCCCGCAGAGATCACAACCGAGTTCAATTGAATGTCGCCACCGCCGCCCGTTGTCGTGACCGAGCACAGGATGATCGGTGTGCCACCGCCTTGGCGTAGCTCCGCCTTCGCGATGGTGCCGCCCACTGCGTTGGTGTCGGCGACGATGGCGTTCGCCGTCGCCGTGCCGGTTGCTGCAGCACCGAACGCCGGGTTGGCAAACGTGAGCGTTGCGACCGTCGCGTTCGCCGCCGTCTGCATGATCAGCTTGCCGGGCGGAGTGTTCACGTCGAGTTGGTCAACAACGAAATCCGCAAGCGCCGTTCGCACTGCGGTCGGGTGGGTCACTGCCATTAGAGCCTCCTGTTGAGGTTGGATGATGCGCGTGCGCGCGGGTTACTTCTTCGCTTCAGGTTCTTCGGCTTCGGTCACCTCCGCAGTGCCGGACACGCTGGATTCCGGTCCGCCTTCGCGCACCTTGCCGTCCTCGATCCACTTGTCGATCAGGCCCAGCAACTTCTCGTCTTCGTCGCGCGCCTCGTAGCTCAGGCCCGCAACGTAATCGCACTCGAACTCGTCACTGTGGAAGTTGTCGATCACCGTAAAACGTCGTCCCATTTATTCCTCCTCTTGCTCCTCGATGGGAGCGAACCTCTTGTCACCGAACGGAATGAACGCGCACCGGCAGTTCGGATGTGCCGGTATCAAGCCGCGCGCCGCATCGAGGTCGTATGGACCTTCCGCTGCGATGTCGCTGCAATCATCGCAGACCTTGTCGTCGCCTGCGGTCAGCACCTGCACGCCGCTCTCTTCGAGTGCTGCCTGCAACTTGCGCTCTGCACGCTCGCGTCGCTGTTGCGCGCGTGAAGAGATCGGTGCTCGACCTCCTATGATCGGCGGCGTGCGATCATGCAGCACGTGGCTGTCACGTGTTGGCAGCCACTCGGGCGAGATGCCGACCTGCGTGATACCGTTCTCGACGTAGCCGAACAGCTTGCCTGCGTTCACTGCGCGCACCACCGATGTGTTCACCAGCATGTGCAGCCGCAGCTTCGTGATCTTCTCCAGCACGCTGCGCACCTCGCGCATCAGCGTCTCGGGTGATTGATCGCGCTCCAGCGCCGAGCCGACGTGCCGCATCACCCTGCGCTGCGTCTCGCCTGCGATGCCGTGCACCTCGATGGTGGCAGAGTTCGCGTGAAAGCGTGACACGTCGGTGTGGTCGAGCCCTTCGATGGCGACCTTCAATTCCTGCCCGACCTGTTCGAGCCCTCGTGCCACAGCGCGATCTATCAGACCAGTGAGCCAATCGGGCGGGCTCTCCAGATTGTTCTCGACGATACGACCCAGCATCATGCCGCTGCGTTCGAGCCGATCACCACGTTGCTCGACGTACGATGAGAAGCCTGCAGGGAGGTTCGCCTTCTGGCGTAGACCGACCACGTCGTGGTCTTGCAGGTTCAGCCTTAGCTCACGATGAAGCTCGAACACCTTGCGATTGACGACGGTGCGACCCTGACGACGCAAGCCTGCGGAGCGTGTCGGATCGCGTCGGCTATTCATCCTCGTCGTCGCTCTCTTCCTCGTCGGGCTCCTCGCCCGTGTTCTTGAACTTCATCAGCGCTTCGGTCTCTGCGTTGAACTTCTTCTTCTGCGCAGGATCGAACGGGAGATCGGCGTGCCCGACCTCGTTCTCGAAGTGATCGAGCGGAATCGGCGTGCCGTTCTTGTCAACGTACACGCTTTCCTTTTCGCTGCCCTTGGCTGACGAGCCTTGGGGCTTCTCCTCTTTTGTCGGCGTCGTTGTCATACACTCCCCACTTCCTGAAGCCCTCCGACATCTTGTCGAAGTTCTTCTCGTTGTTGACGTTGCCAAGGATGACCTCCGGCGGCACGAAGCGCCCGGAGAAATCACCCTTCTTCGTTGCGAACCTTCCCATCGCCCGCGTCGCTGCGGTCTCGGGGCTCGCGTACATGTAGTAGCCTTCAAGCTCGTACTCGTGCGAGGGCGGAGCCTGATAAACGTCGATGCGCTTCTGGATGTTCTCGCTCTTCAGCGTACCATCGAGCACCACGTTCATGCCGATCTTCGCTGCGCGCGCGTCGATCTGCGCAACGATGTCGGTCGATTCCTCGTGATAGAGCGCAGCGTTCCAGCCCTTGTATCCCGGTAGCTTGCTCTTGATCTCGTCGGCGTCGAGCACCAGAGATTTCTCTGTGTCTATCGGCCCGTCCTTCGAGGTCAACCAGCTTTTACCAGAACCACCGCGTCCGCCAAGGATTGTCAGCATCGGAGATTCGCCGGGCTTCGGTGTGTACTTCCTCACCGTCTCCGGGTTGATGAACTCCTGCACGATCTTCTCGTGGATCGCTGCGCGCTCAGGCGTGTAGGTGCCGTTCGCGTTCTTGTAGCCGCCCTTCTCTGGCAGGCTGTCGGTCGTCACGAACTCCTTGAGCCGCTCTGTCGTCGCCCTCACCGCCTCTTCGCCGCCGGGCACAGAGGCTGCGATCTCCGCAGGTCCCTTGCTGGTCGGCTTGTAGAGCGTGCTCGCGTTCGCCTTCGGTGCCTTGCCTTCTTCGACATCGGGCTGATCGTCGGGCTCGACCGTCTCGATCTCATCCTCGTCATCATCTGGCACGCTCTTGCTGGATGATGCTTTCGCCTCTGCCCTTGCTGAAGCCTCGCGCGACAGCGCCGCCTTTGGGTTGCTGCCGAACGTGCTTGATGTCGCGAGCGCCTGCGTCGCCGTCTTCTTCGCCGCCGGGCTTTCGCTGTGCGCCTTCGGGTTGCCCTCCTTCACCGTCTTGGTGCCCTTGGGCTTCGAGCTTGCACCGGTCGATGATGCACCGGGTCCGAACTGTCCCGGGTTGTCGGGCTGTCCGCGCGGGTGAAGGTTCTCGTCGAAGCGCCCGGCATCGCGCGTCTTGACGCTGCCCTTCACCTGCTTGAAGTGCTTGCGCAGGCGACGGCTCATCTCCTCGATGCGCGCGTCGTCCCACTCGTCCTCGTCATCGGGATCGTCGATCCACGGGTAGTAGTGCGGATGACCGAGAATCGCCATCAGCTTTTCTTCTTCTTTTTATCGCGCAACTCCGCGAGGCTCTTCTCGTAATCGGTGTCGCGCTTCTTGCCGGTGACGCCCATCTCCTCCCACAGAATCTTCTCGGGCCACCACCACGTGGCCTGCGCACCTGCAGGCGTGAGCTTCAAGCCCTTGTCTTTCTCCAGCTTCACGAGCGCCTTGTTGAACACCTCAGTGATCCACTTGCGCTGATTGCCGTTGCGCGGTTGCTCGACCAGCGCGCCCTTGTGATACATCTCGACGCGCTCCGCCGCCTTCACCAGCGCGCTCTTCACGCGCGTCTTGTCGTCGTACTCCTTCCGGTACTTGACGAAATCCTTCTCGTGCTGCGCCGTGATCGCGAGCGCTGCATCGATGCGCGCCTTCTCGGTCTCAGGCACGGGAAGCCCCGCCTTCTCCATCTCGCTGGTGAGCTTCGCCATTTGCTTCGGCCCACCTTCGGCAACGCCGGTGTTCGTCAGGCGTCCCCATGCACGCATGAACCAGAGGTCCATCGTGATCGGCGTGAAGTTGCCGTTGAGGTTCTGATAGAAGCCTTGCCCGATCTTCGGCCCCATCATTGCGCTGCCGTACACCATGTCGTCCTTCAGCGTCGCGCTTGGCTCTTCCGTTGTCCGCTCTGTCAACTCGCGCGCGGTCATCTGTTCGGAGAAGAACTGTCGTGCGTGCTCGATGCCCTCCTTGCCACCGCCGCCGTCGGCGATCAGCTTGTTGAGCTTCTTCATGTTCTGCCCCGGGCCGGGCTTGATGGTCTTGATGTCCTCCGGCAGCTTGCCGGTCTTTTCCCAATGCGTGTACGCCTCGTCGGCAAGCCGCACGTTGTTGCCAACCGTCTCGCCCTGCGATGTCGCAGCGAGCACCGCCGTGTAGATGAAGCGCTTGTGCGGATCGTCCTTGACGCCGGGATAGATTTCTTCGGCGATGTTCATCGCCTTCTTCACCGTGTCGTCGTACCAGTGCTCGCCCGATGCGCCGCCGATCAGGCCTTCGCGCAACTCCATCGCGATCACGCCCGCCAGATAATCATCACGCTCCGGCGTGCGATTGTCCTCGTCGAGATAATCAACGCCGAGATCACGCTGCAGTATCTTGCCAGCGCGACCGTTCATCATCTTCGCGGCAACTTCCTTGTTGACGCTGTTGTGCTTGATGTTCGGGTTCTCGCGGATCAAAGCGGTCGGCGTCAGGTCGTACCCTTTTTCGCCGGTGGGCGGCTCCCAATGATCCCGTACGTTTTGCCAGATGGCTGGAGCATCTTTAACCGTGGATTGGTCGATGATGCTTTGATATACGCTTCGCGCGCGGTCCCGCTGTTCTCTGTCTGAGAGGGGCTTTCCTTCGTCGTCGGTGTCGTCGGTGTTTCCGATGAACTCGGCGCGCCCGGATTGGAAGTAGGCGTCTGCGTCATACTTCGCTGCAGCTTTCTCGATCTTCTTGAGGTTCGAGCCGTCGAGGTCAACGACGTAGATCGTTGCGCCGCTGCCGTCTTTCTTCGGCACGATGGTGTGATTCTCTAGGCCTTCCTTCAACAGCGCCTTATGGATCGCAGGCAGCTTGCCCTTCGCATCGAACTGCGCGAGCACACTCACACCACGCTCCTGCTGTTGAAACACCAGCACCGATTTCTGATCGGCGAGATGTCCCTTCATCACCGTGGCGAGCACGGCTTTATTCCAATCGCCTTCGGTGCGGGACATGATGCTGTTCTCTGCACCGTCCTTCCACGCGCCGATGATGTCGATCTCCTTGCCGCCTTCGAGGCCGAGCTTCTTGTTGATGTCGTTCGAGGCTGCGTGCAATCGCGTCTGTTGACGTGAGCCAAGCTCGCGCACCGCGCCCTTGAAATCGAGATTGCTCTTGACCGATGGCGATACGAACTCGGCGAGACGTGCCGGTGCCTTGCCCTCTGCAGCGCTGCGTCCCAGCTTCGCGCGCAGTGCGATGATCTTCGCACGACGCTGCGCACCGGTGTCGTCCCTCTCGCCTGCGCGTCTGCCTGTGCTGCGGCTCGTGCCTCGCGCGCCACCCTTCTCCGACGATGAGCCCGATGGGCCACCGCTGCCAACGCCGAACCTTCCGCTCTCAGCACGTGGATGCAGGCTCTCATCCCACTCGACCAAACGGTCGAGCAAGGTCGCTAAGCGACGAAGAGCCTTTCGCCGAAAGGGCCGATGCCACCGTCGGCCACCTCCGAATCGCCGACCGCTTTCTTCCTGACGGGTCTCTCTTCATCGACCTCTTCATCGGTCTCGCCGTCCATGCCGCCTTCGCCCTCGTCACCTTCCTCGTTCTCGTTGGCGGGCGTGGGCATCTGAGCTTCAAGCTCTGCAATCAACTCCTCGTTCTTGATCGCCTCTTCAACCGCAGCTTCGAGCCCCGGATATGTGCCGTCCTCGATCAGTTGATTGACGCGCCCCTGCACCAGCGCCTCGAACGGCACGAGCCCACTGTCGGCATCGACCTTCGCAGTGTCGGCTTTCTGTTTTGCGATGGTGGCCTTCTGCCCGTCGTCGATCTGCCAGAGGCTATTCCAGTTATAGAATATCTCTTCATCGTACTTGCCGAGCGCCGAGCGCATGATCGCCTTGTCGAGCTTCTCCATCGCAGGCGTGAGGCGCAGCGCCTGATCGCTGGCGATTCTGTCGTAGTAGTTTCGCAAATCGCTTTCGCCCGTGCTGTTCAAACCAGCCGGTGCCTGTCCCAAGAATCGCGTGACCGGGATGTCGCTCGCTCCCGCTGCGATCTGCAGATACATCTGCAGCACTTCGGGCATGCCTGCGAGGTTGACGCCGATGCGTTGCCAATCCTCTTCGGCATCCATCAGCACGCCGTTGATCACGCTCTTCGCCACGTTCGCTTCGCTGAAGCGCTTGATGATCCGGTTCGTGCCAGCCTCTGTCGAGAATATCTCGGTGAGCCCGGGCACCTTGATCACGTCGAACTTCGCTTCTGCGATCAGCGTTGCGATTGATCCTGCCACTGTGCCCGCTGCGTTCACTGCGTCGTGGATCATCTGCAGCATCGGGTCGCCCCACCCGTGTTGCTCCATTGCATCGGGCGTGTCGTTGCCGATCAGGCGCACCATGCGCGAGGGATGTATCTTCACATCGGACACACCGGCTTTGCCGCTGTCGTCGCGCATCGTGTAGAACAGCGGCTGCCCGTAGTACGGGCTCTCGATGTCCTTATCTAATTCATCGACGACGACCTGATGCGGCGCGAGCACGTGCAGCCACTTGAGCCCGTCCTTCTTGATCGTCTCGGGATCAAGCTCCTTCTCCATGTTGCCATCGACACCGATGAGGATGCATGCGCCACCATAGAGGCGCGCCTTCGTCATCGCTTGCTGCAGCTTCAACTGTATCTGCACGCGCTTCTCTGTTTTCTCCAGCGCCTCGATCTGATCGCCCTCCGCCTGCCACGCGCGCCACTCACGTGTCGCATCGAACGGCGGGATCGTGATCGCCTTGCGTGCGATCCAATCAGAACGGAACGACGCTTCGAGTTGCTGCCTCGTCCAGATTTGCGTGACGTACTGCGACGAGACGAGCTTGTCTCGCCCGATCACACCCATGCCGGACAGGAAGTTCGTGAAGGTGTCGAAGAGGTACGCCATCTATCGCTCCCACCTCTTCAGCGCATCCATGAACGTGAGCGCGGGCACCTCTTGATTGCTCCACTCGCCCTGCGTTGCATGCGCGCCGACGCGGATCGCGCACCAGTAGGCGAGGCTGCGCGGCAGCATCCAAGCGAGCTTGATGGTGAGAGCTTCAATCATGCTTCGTCTCGTGCCACGGCATGTCGGCCTGCGGTGCGCCCTCGACGATCTCCATCGTGTCAGGCGTGAGCACCGCCACTGCGAACACGCGCGTCGCTTCTTGCTCGACCGGGTTGCCCTTCGTGCCAGAGCGAAACTTGATGTGCGCAACAGCGCGGCCAATGTGTTCGGGGATGATCACGCCAGCGCCTTCCACCACGGTCGTGATCGTCACGGCGAATCCATCGAGCCCATACATCTCGTTGAAGAACATGCCGTCGGTTGAGAACTGGAACGTCAGCGCTGCGGGCGTCCACTCCTCCGGCACGGTGATGCGCACCAGTTGCCCGGCAGTGCAATCGACGCTGTCTGACAGGCTCTCGCCAGCTTGAATCGTCGGGCCTTCGATGACCTGCAACATCGCATGCTCCTGAAAACAATTTGTCTCACGCCGAGACAATTAGCCGACCCAGCTTAGGGTCCTGTCGTATGTGCCGATCTGCGCGGCGAGCTTGTTGAAAGCTCCAGCCGTCGCATCGACCTGATCCATGTACTTGCCGAACGGGAATTGCTCGTGCTCGTCGAGGAAATCCCTATTCCACTCACCGGCCTTGATGCTCACCTGCCCGCCCTGCACCTGCGCAGCGTAGGGCTCAGCGCGCACTTCCTTCGAGCCGGTCACCTTGTCGAGGTGCACACTGAACGCCTTGAACTTGCGCACGCTCGCCTCTGCGGATTCTTTGCCACCGCTGCCGGGCTCTTGCTCGAACCAGACCTGATAGCGCGGGCATATCGCAGCATCCGCCTGCACCGCCTGCATGATGCGCTCGTCACGTTCGAGCGCCGACCACTGTCCCCTGATCACGTTCTCGACGACGGTCGTGCCGTCCTTCATCTCGTGCACCAGCGACGCAGCCGTGTATGCGCCGCCGTCCTTCGTGTCCGCCTTGTCAACGTAGCGCACGCTGCGTTTCACGTTCGCGCGGTTCACCGATGCGATCACTTGGAAGCGCTCGACCGGGAATAGCTCGCCACCTGCAGCGATGGGCCGTTGCTGATAGAGCGATTCCCATGACGCCTGCGAGAGCACTTGCTTGCGCTGCATCAGGAACGACAGCGGCTTCATCTGCGGGAAGAGCGCATCGCCCTTGTTGCGGTGCTTCTCATCCTGTTCGGCGATGGCCGGATAGCGCAGCACCTTCGTGTCAGGGAAGTGCTCGATCCATCGGCCCACCGGATCATCGAGGTGCCACCTCGTCATGATCATGATGAAGCCTGCGGTGTTCGAGAAGCGACCGAAGAAATCGTCGGTGAACCACGACCACGTTCTGTCACGCAGCAACTTGCTCTGCGCTTCGGCTCTGCCCTTGATCGGATCGTCGATCACGCCAAGGTCGAGCCCCTGCCCGTTGATCTGACCCATCACCGTCGTGTTGCGGAAGCTGCCCTCGTACTGAACGTATTCGAGGAGCGAGCTATTGCGCATCCACCTGCCGCTGTCGCTCGACACGTTCTGTTCGTTGATGCGCGTGCGACCGAACACGTCTCGATAGGTCTTGCTGTCGAACATGCGCTGCAGCGACATGTTCACGCGAACGCCGAGATCGTCCGAGTAGCTCGCGAAGATCGTGCGCAGGTTTGGATTCTGCCCGGCGCACCAGCCGATGAAATCGATTAGCTGTTCGGTCTTGCCGTGTTGCGGTGGAGCTTGCAGCACCAGCGACGGTCGCTTGCCCGCGCGCAGGTCGAGGAAGAACATCGTGAGGTGACGAGCTACGTCCTTCTGCCACCATGCATCGATCAGGTTCGGTCGGATCAGCTTCCTGAACTTGAGGAAGTTCGCCCTCGCCTTTGCCGCCTCGCCCTTCTCGATCCAAGCGATGTCGTCGGGTGTGTAGATTTCCTTCTCGGGCGCGAACACCACCACGGCTCAGCCCTCGAATATGATCGGCCTCGCTGCACCGCCCATCCCTCGCAGTGCAACTTCGTCCTCCGCTTCCATCTGCTCGATGTCTTCCATCGTCAGCCTGCCGTACGCCGTGATCCCCTCCTCGACCAGATGCGGAGGAATCCCGCAATCGGCCACGAGCCTGTAGCGCAGGATCGCCGTCGTGAGCTTGCCTCGCTTCCACGCCCTGAGCATCGCATCGGCCCCTGCGAGGTCGAGCAACGCGGTGCCCTCTGGCAGTTCGACGTGATCAGGCCGCGTCATGAGGCTTGCCCTCGTTCACGTCCACCTCGATCAGGTCGTCGTCCTCGATCATCTCGATCCCGTCGTGGTCTACGGTCTCGGGCTCCTGATGCAGGATGCGGGTGACGGTCTCGACGCTGATGCCCCGGCTCTGCAGTTCGCGCCTGACCTCTGCGACCGTGTGATAGACCACCTCGACCTTCATGTCGTTGCGGGTCTCGACCTGATAGGGCAGCACTCTGCCGAGCAACATGACGAAGCCGCGCAGGTCTTCACGTGCCACCTTGCGCAGGAAGCCGACGAGCCGATCCTTGCCGTGCTCGTTCATCCCCTCAAGCTCAGCGGCGAGCATGATGCATTCCTTCAGGAGCTTTGGCGTCTTGTTTTCGACGCCTCGCTCTCTGCCGCCGGTCTTTGGCTTCCCCTTCTTGAACGCCTTGTCGTGGTTCGGCGCTTTGGGGTGACGCATCGGTGTGACGTTGGTTGGTTCGTCGCTCACGTGGGGACCCTCTCTAATTTAGAATAGGCCTCGCCCTCTCACACGTCCGGCGGTCCACTGGTTCGCACGTTTGCGAGACCAGATCAGCCGCACCACTTGGCTCCTGTCCTAGCGCAGGAGACCGGGCGCTAACTCCACTCGTCCGAAGCTCGAAAGCAAGATGACCTCCCGTTGCCGAGAGGTCATGCCTTGGTAGATTCCCTTGGCACCGATGAAGATGCCTGATGCGACCGTGACGCTCTGCCCAGCGCGGAAGCGCGGCGGTGCCTTCGGTAGCGTGATCATGCCGTTGCGCTCTTGCGCTCGCATGCCGTCGATCCATGTCGTCGGGCAGCGCGCAGGCACCTCACCTGTCATCAGCACGCGCGAGACGCCGAGCGTCGAGAACAGCGCGTGCCATGTGTCGGTGATCCACACGAAGATGTAGCGCGGGAATAGCCAGCGCGCGCTCGCGACCTTCTTGCCGCGCACGACGCGCACGATCTTTTCCTTCGGCGCGTACGTTGTGAAGCCCTGCCATTCGAGATGCCAGAGCGCTCGCTTCTCTGCAGTTGGTTGCGTGTTGACGACGCCCCAGAACGACAAGCGCACTCTCCCCGGCAATGGCTGGCTTCGATGGGTCGCTTTTCTCGCTCCGATTCGCGCAGCTTGCAACCTGTCCCGGTGGACAAGAATCCTGCGCATCACGTGGCAGGGAGAGGCTCAGGCGAGCCCTTTCCGGGCGCTACGCCCTGTCGATTTCGGGCTAAGTGCTTGATATCCCTGCCGAAAGAATTTTCATTTTCTTTACAAGTGCCCCTTGTAGCGCCGGGCACCATGCCCTATATTCCCTTTGTTGGTTTTGAGTTCTTCGGTCCTTCGGGACCACGGCGTTCCCCGCGCTAGGCAGGTCATAGAGAGAGGGGGGTCCGAGAGGACCGGGTTCGGTAGAGCCCGCGTGCACTGAGGGAAAAGATAATAAAACCATCCTCACGGCATCCGGTAACGGCCATTGGGTCACCCACGAACGTCAGCACGACGGCAAGGGGGTCCCGTTGCGGAGTTCAAGAAGCTCCCACTGAAATACTCGGAAGCGCGTCGCACGAACGGACGGCGCGCTGTTCGAGATCATCTGAGCACGGCGACAGGTAACCGGGACATAGGCTGATGCCGCTGTTAGCCCGCATCGCTGCGCGCCGTGTCGAGATGATCTTTCAACAAAGGAGCAAAGACCATGTCGTTTTTCAAATCGTTCGTTGCCGCCTCGATGTTCTTGATGGCGGCTGGTTACGGCTGCGCCGGTGAGGCGCTGTTCGTGAAGGGAGCCGAGAAGGTGATGGTGCAGAAATCCTCTTCGGGATTCTGGGTCGTCAAGAAAGTTTAACCAGACATCGCAAAGGAGCAACCTGATGTCGTTTGCAGGACAAGAGTTCGAATGCACCATCGCGGAAGCGGCGGTGCTTCTTGAGATTATGACCGACGCCGGAGACAAGGTTTTTCTCTGGGGCTCGCCGGGCATCGGCAAGACCGAGATCGTCCATCAACTGGGCGAGCGCAAGAAGCGCAAGGTGATCGAGTTTCACGCGACACTGCGTGAGCAAGTTGACCTGCGCGGCGTCCCGGTCGTCAACACCGAGACGAAGACCACCGATTGGTATCCGCCTTCGGAGTTGCCGCAGGCGGAGCGAGACGGCGAAGCCGGTTACCTGTTTTGCGACGAGTACAACCAAGCACCTCCGCAGATGCAGAGCGCGCTGGGCGGTCTCGTGCTGACGGGCAAGGTCGGCGAGTACGAGATGCCGAAGGCGTGGATCGTGATCGCCGCAGGCAACCGCGTCTCTGATCGTGCATCGGCGCAGCGCATGCCATCGCATGTGCGAAACCGGTTCGCGCATCTGATCGTCGTGCCTGATCTCCCCGCGTGGTGCGATTGGGCGAACAAGAACGCCGTCGCTCCTGAGCTTGTCGCTTTCCTGCGGCTGCGTCAGGGCGAGAACGGCGGCAAGGGTTTGCTTCACGTCATGCCGAAGGGCGACGAGAACGCCTACCCGACGCCGCGTTCTTGGGTGAAGGCTGCCAAGTACGTCAACGCTCCGAAGCAATATCGGGCGAAGCTGATCGCGGCGCACGTTGGCACCGCGTACGCGACCGAGTTCGATGCGTTCATCGATCTCTATCGCAGCATCGGCGACCTGCAGGACATCGTGAAGAATCCGAAGGCAGCCAAGCTGCCGAACGATCCCTCGACGCGGTATGCGACCTGCACCGGTCTGGCGCGGATGGCAACGAAGGGCAACATCGCGAACGTGGTCGAGTACGTGAAGCGCCTGAAGCATCGCGAAAGCGAGGCGCTGGTGATGCACGATGCGACGACGCGCGATGAGGCGCTGAAGAACACCGCGATCTACGGCGCGTGGGCTGTCGCCAACCAAGACCTCACGATCCAGTAAGTGCACGGCGGCGCGATCATGCGCCGCTGTTTTCTTTCCCTGCCATCAAAGGAGCATCCAATGGCAAACGCATCTCCCCTGTCCCGCAAATCTACTCTGGTCGCTGTCAACATCTCGCAGTGGACCGCACGTAAGCTCGACCGAAAGGTCACCGACGAGGTGAACGACAAGCACGGCGCATCGCGCGACGCGGGGCGCTACAATAAATTGCTGATCGCTGCGGAGCATCTCGAAGAGATGACCTCGCTCGTCAGCAAGGCGCGTGATCTTCATCACCGCATGACGCTGCCGTGGGCCGACAAGGGTCCGCGCATCTTGGCGAACGTGTTGTTCGCAAAGTTCAGCGATGAGTTTCGCGTGCTGAAGCGCGATTTTCATGCGGCGGCTGATCGCTTCGCTGCAGCGTATCCTTCCTTCGTCGAGAATCGGAAGCGCGAGTTGAACGGTCTGTTCAACGAAGCGGATTACCCGTCGGCGGAAACGATCCGCGAAAAGTTCAAGCTGGAGCTTCAGGTGCTGCCGTTTCCTGATGCCGATGATTTCCGGTCGGACCTCGATGAGGACACGGTCGCTGAGATCAAGGCTCAGTTGCAGAACACCACGGCGACCGTGATCGACACCGCAATGAAGAGCGTGGTCGATCAGATCATCGACGCGGTCGGCAAGATGGCGACCAAGCTGGCGGAGTTCAAGCCGTCTGGCGGGAAGGGCGACAAGGCTGAAGGCGTGTTTCGCGACTCTCTGGTCGAGAACGTGCGCGACCTTGCTGAGCTTCTCCCGGCGTTCAACTTGACGAACGACCCACGGCTCGACGCCATCGCGGCTCGCATCAAGAGCGAGCTTTGCGTCGAGGATGCGAAAGACCTGCGCGAGCACGACGAAGCCCGCGCGGCTGTTGCGAAGAGCGCCGACGAGATCGTGGCTGCGGTCTCTGGTCTCTTCGGCTGATCACTGCAGAGCGGCGCGGTCAGAGCGCGCCGCTTCACAGTGCTCAAGAGGCACCATCATCCACAAAGGAGCAACGACAATGCAGACCATCGAACAGCAAGCAATGGAGCGCGTGCAGAAAGCGCGCTCTGAGTTGATCTTCGCGCGCAAGTTCTACGGCGTGCTGGTGAGCAACATCGAGCCGGTGATCGAGCGCTCGAACAATCCGACCGCCGCGACAAACGGCAAGAAGCATCTGTGGAATCCTGAGTTCGTGATGAGCTTGAAAAAGAATCATCTCGGCGTCGAGGTCGCTCCGCAGTTGCTGGTGCTTGGCGTGCAGGCTCACGAAAGCGAGCACGACGCGCGCCACCACGGCACGCGCCGCAACGGTCGTGATCCGGTCGAGTGGAATATCTGTTGCGATTACTCGATCAACATCGACCTGATCGACGAGGGCTTTCACTTGCCCTTCGGCGCGCTGATCGATGCCAAGTATCGCGGCTGGAGCGCGGAAGACATCTTCCGGGCGCGCGAGCTTGACCGGCAGAAAGAACAGCCGAAGCCGGAGCCGGAGCAAGACGACGCCGACGAAGACGAAGGCGACGACGAGCAACCCGGCGGCGACAGCGGCGACGAAACGCCTGACAGCGACGAGCCCTGTGATGAGCCGGGCGACGAGCAAGGCGACGACGCTGAAGGCGACGGCGGCGAAGGCGAGGGCGACGAGGCGGGCGACGAGCCCGGCCAAGGCGCTGGCGCTGGCGCTGGTGAGGGCGAAGGCGAGGGCGAGGGTGAAGGCACCGGCGAGGGCGGCGACGCTCCCGGCGAGGCTGGCTCTGGCGCTGGCGAGCCCGGCGAAGGCGAAGGCGAGGGCGCAGGTCAGCCGTCGTTCGAAGGCAACTTCGGCGAGGTGCTCGACTCTGATGTCACCGACGAGCACGACGCTGCCGAAGAGAACGCTCGCTGGGAGAAGATCGTGCGGCAGGCTGCATCGGTTGCGAAAGCTGCCGGGCAACTGCCGGGTCATATCTCCCGGGAGATCGAGAAGGCGAACAACCCGCCGCGTGATTGGCGCGACGAGCTTCGCGAGTTCGCCGAACAGGGCGCGCTCAAGATCGAGACGTGGAACAAGCCGAACCGGCGCTTCGTCGGTCGCGGCATGATCCTGCCCGGCTCACAACGCGACGGCGTCAACAAGGCGGCGTTCATCATCGACACCTCTGGCTCGTGCGATCACGTCGCGCTGGCGCTGGTGAACGATGAGGCGCAGGCTTTGCTCGACGACGGAATCGTGAGCGAGGTCGTCGTGGTCTACGGCGATGTCGCGGTCACGCGCGTTGACGAGTACTGCACCTCCGACGAGATCGAGTTCGATCCGCGCGGCGGTGGCGGCACGGTGCTGCAGCCGCTCTTCGATTACGTTGCCGAAGAGCACAGCGACGCAACGCTGATCGTTTGCTTCACCGATCTCGGCCTCTACGGCGGCGACCTCGAAGGCGACGCACCGGCGGTGCCGGTGCTGTTCGCGGTGCACGGTTATCCTGACCGTGTGAAGAAACTGATCACGAAGGCCCCGTGGTCCTCGCGAGCCATCGACGTGGGCGCGCATTAAGCGCGCTCACGAATACCTCGCCCGGCGTAAGAGCCCGGCCCAAGAGGACCGCGAGATTGAAGCGAGTATCGGGCGATGCCCGACGGCGGGAATAAGTTGGAACGTAGCGTGGCAGCCACTGCGGGCGAACGACCACTGTTGCGGGCGAGGCGCAGACCATCTCGTAATAAAGCAAAGGAGCATTCACCTATGACAAACGTCGTCATCCACCCGGAGCTTGCGCGCATCATCGCGCGAGCGATCAACGACCGATCTGTTGCGAGCGACATGATCAGCACCGTGATCAATCGTGCAGAGTACAAGCACGGCGATTTCGAGTTCTGGCGCGAGCAACATATCGAAGCGACGCGCGCGCTCGATGCACTCGGCATCAACGTGCACTCGTACGACAAGGACCCGCGCGAGGCTTTCAAATGAGCGAGAACCTTTGCGGCTCCTGCACAGCGTGCTGCCGTGTGTTCGACATCCCGCAGCTAGAGAAGCCCGCCGGTGTCTGGTGTCAGCACTGCGACATCGGCAAGGGCTGCAAGATTTACGAGGCGCGGCCAGAGCCGTGCGTCGATTTCGAATGCCTCTGGCTCATCAGCCAGAAGCGACCCGAACAGGTGCAGCGCATGCCGATGTCGCTGCGACCTGATCGGTGCAAGGTCGTGTTCTCACCATCGACCGACGAGCGCGTGATGGCTGCGCTCACGATGCCCGGCGATCCGACAGCGTGGCGGCGACCTGCCGTGCGCGAGGTGATCGACGCGCTCGTGAAGCGCAACGAGTTCTCGGTCGTCGCTGGTGCTGCGCGCTCGACGAGCCGCACGATGATCGATGCCGACGGCGAGCACGACGTGCAGATGACAGAGCCGGACGAGAACGGCATGCAATGGAATATCCCTCAAGCAAAGGAGCAACGACGATGAGCGAAGCTGAACCACTGCACTGGGTTGACGGCGCGCGGGGCATCTATGTCCCGCAGGCGTTCGCGCAATCGATGGGCGATGACGGTCGGTCGAAGGCTGTCATCAACGTCAGCAACGAAGAGTGGGCGGTGCTCGACGCCGGTCCCGACCACGAACATTACTGGGATGTCTGGTCGGATGTCGAACAGAAGGCGGAGATCGTCTTCCCCGACAACAACGCCTATCGGCTCTATCAGGACGGCGACCTCTGGCTGATCCCGGTCGGCATGAGTTGGTCTGATGAGGAGGGCTGGTTCATATGGGAGGGCTGACGCGCAAGCGACTCCGCGCGGTGCTGCATTACGATCCGCTCACCGGCGCGTTCACTTGGATCAAGAGCGGTCGCATCGCTGGCCACGTCAGCAAGCGAAGCGGCCATCGATCAATCAAGCTCAACGGTCGTCCGTACCAAGCGAGCAACCTCGCTTGGCTTTACGTGAAGGGCCGATGGCCGACCCGCATCGTTGATCACGAGAATCGCGAGGCTGGCGATGATCGCTTCGTCAACCTTCGCCTCGCGACCAAGCGCCAGAACATGCATAACTCGAAGCCGCGTCGAGACGGCACCGGGCTCAAGGGCGTTGGACCTCAACGTGGCCGCTTCCGGTCACGCATCACGGTCAACGGCGTTCAACTTTTTCTCGGCAACTTCGCAACCGCCGCGCAGGCGAGCGCCGCATACCGCAGCGCTGCGCGGAAACATTTCAGAACGTATGCTGCAAAGGAGCAACCATGCTGACACGTGAGCAAGCGCGTGAATACATTTCGTTCTGCGTCGATGACGCGCTCAACGAGCGAAGCATCGACGACATGCCTGACAACGCGCGGCTCGTTGGCTGGCAGTGTGGCTTCGAGCCGTTCATCGTTGCGGTCTGGTCGTATCTGCCCGGCATCAAGCTACTCGATGTCGATGCCGAAGACATCGCAACCGATCTTCTCGTCGAGCGCGCATGGTTCTCGACGATGGGCGTGGACGGCGATCCGCCGCCACCCGATTTTATTCTGTAGGAGCGAGCATGCATCCACGCTTCGATCTAACCGGCCAGCGCTTTGGCCGTCTTGTTGTCATCAGCTTCGCTTCCTCCGGAAAGAACACGAGGTGGAATTGTCTCTGCGATTGCGGAACATCAACCATCGTGACACGCAACAAGTTGGTGACAGCGACGACCCTATCTTGCGGATGCTTCCGACGGGATCGGCTCACCACGCACGGCGAGTATCGAAGCCCGGCCTATAATTCGTGGGCCATGATGATCGCGCGCTGCACCAACCCAAACCAAACCGGCTTCGCTAAATACTACGGCGGACGCGGCGTCACTGTCTGCGAGCGATGGTCTCAGTTCGAGAACTTCCTTGCAGACATGGGACCGCGCCCGCGCGGCAAGACACTAGATCGCTTCCCGAATCCCGACGGCAATTACGAACCCTCGAATTGCCGATGGGCGACACCACGACAGCAACGCGAAAACCAAAGGAGCTAACCATGAAGACCCCGAACTTTCCACACCTCATCGACAACGACGAGGGCGAGATCACCGTGACGGTGAACGGCGAAGAGATTCGCGGCTGGAGCTACGCCAACGCCGAAGAGCAATGGCTGAAGATCAGGATGGCTCGCGAGTTCTGCGAGGGCTGGTACTGCGGCTTCGACCGGGGACTCGCGCGAGCGAAGGACGTGTTCATCGATGCTATGGACGCGCGCGAAAAAAATATTTCCAGCATCCTCTCCCCTTCTGTTGCAGGCACAAACCTCAACGACGTGTGACGCGCGCGTGCGTTTGCCCCTACGATTCTCGATGTCAAGTTTCGAGAATCGACAGCGTGCACCGCTGCAGCACAAGGCTTTGATGCACGCGACTCTCGCCGATCTGCGATTTGGCGGAAGTGCGTTTGCTATACTTCACTCGCTCAAACGAGCAACGCCGCGCCCGGGGCGAAACCGGACGCGGCGCAGGACTCCAACCGCAACACACTGAACAGAGGAATTGATATCATGGCAAAGCGAACGAAGACAATCGCCGATCTCGAAGCTGACGAGAAGCGATGGAAGACCCGGATGAAGCGAGCGTTCACCGCGCTCGACAGGATCGACGGGCAGAAGCGACGGCTCCTCGCCAAGATCGGCGCGCCGCCGCCGAAGACCAAGCCGATGATCGCAGTACAGCGACACGTCACGATGATCGGCATCGCAGCGCCTGACCGACCCGCGCCCGATCCGGTGCCTGAGCCGGTCATTGCTCCAGCCGCTCCGGCTGTGGCAGCCGACGACGGCTTCGACATCCCGGGCTTCCTGCGCCGGGCGAGAGGCACGCCAGCCGATCAGGCCGAAGCCGCACAACGCAAGGCGGAGCGCGAGGACAACGACCGCAAGACCGCCGACGCGATCCGCGCTGAGCAAGAGGCGACCAAGAAGCTGAAGGCGCGCGGTCGCATCGAGAAGATGAAGGCGAAGAAAGCCGGGGACACAAAGCGAATGCCTTTGACCGGCAAGGCAGCGCTCGACATGATCCGGAACGGCTGACGCGCCGCCCGATTCTATCCAGCACCGTACGACCTTGGCCCGGCAGCACGCCCGCTGCCGGGCCTTTTCGATTCACAAAGGAGCAAGACGCATGAGCGCATACGACGAAGAATGGGACGCCTCGCGCAGAGCCGCGCGTCGCGAGTTGAAGCCGCTGATCGAGGCGGTGGTCGATGCCCTCTTGATGTTCGAGGACATCGAGAAGGCGCGGCAGTTGCCCGCCTACGGCAACGTCGTCGCCCAGTACGTGGCGATGGGCAAGCAACTTCGTCGCGTGCTCGACGCGACCGGGCTCAGGTCAGAGCTTTCGCTATGACGCCTGCGGAAATGGTTCAGCGTCTTCTGCAGAACATCGAAGCCGCGCGGGCTCTGATCGATCAGGGTCCGTGCGGCTACGTTCTTCACACCGACGACCACGCGCGCTTCCTCTGTCAGGTCGATGACGTGTGGAAGCTCGACGCGCCGGTGACGCCCGGGCTCGTCACCATCAGAACGTACCGCAGCGCGCTGGTGATGAGACGATACTGGAATACGAAACTGCCGCACGACACGACCGGCGCGCGCATCGACATCTCGCTGAAGGGCGAAGCGCTGCGCGCCTACATCCACTGGCAACAGCTACTGCACGACGCAATGTTCGAGATGGCGGAGCGCAGAAAGAACTTCGACGCATGAGCAAAGGAGCAACGATGCACTACATCTTCGAACTGCAATGTCCGCGTTGCCGCGCGGAG